TTATCGATATCCATGACTACAATGTTTGAAGGTTCGAGTAGCACACCCATATTGTCTGAAGGGTGGTTCGCCCAATGCTCCGGTGTTGCTGCCCGTTCTACAGCATTCCACCCTTTGCTTGTAGGGCCTTTCGCTCCTGACGGTATAGGAACCAATTTCCAGTTGAGGGTTGAGTAATAGTATTGTGCGGCATCGTACATTGACGACACGAAGATCACTGCGATTCCAGATAATCCGAGATTTTCTTCACCGTTGCATATTCGGTTCTTTCGTTTGATTCGTTGGCGAGTTTCCACACAGTAGGATACGAAAGCCCGGTTGCTTCGGAAACCTTTGTGAGTGTCCTGTCTTTCAGTCTTGTTTTTATTTCTTCAATTGTGAGCATACAAAAGCAATTCGCTCTGATTATATATAAGCGTTGCTTGTCTTTTTTGATAACCCGCGATTATAAATAGTTTGAGAAACAACATCGTATCAAGGTAAAGCGGAAACGCCTAACCGAACAATCTACCAAACAATCGAAGTTGGTGAGAAATGGCTATCGACCTTAAAAGTATTTCAAAAAATGTTGCCAAGCCACCGCGTATCGCAATCTACGGCCCGCCAGGGATTGGAAAGACAACGTTCGCCGCAGGAGCTCCGAACCCGGTTTTCATATTGACCGAGGACGGGCTTGGCGACTTGGAGGTATCACACTTCCCGGTATGCACCACGTTTGAGGAAGTCCTCGAATGCCTAGCGACGCTCGGCGGAGAAGAACATGAATTCGGGACTGTTGTTATTGATAGTCTTGATGCTCTTGAATCCATGGTGTGGGCCGCAACCTGCAAACGGCTTGGGGTTCCATCCATAGAAACCCCAGGGTACGGGAAAGGATATATCGAAGCCCAGAACGAATGGCGCAAACTTTTCTCGTATATCACGGCACTCCGCGACGAGAAAGGGTTGCTGTCAATACTGATTGCTCACGGTGCCTATACGCACGTAGAAGATCCTGAACACCCGGCATACGACACCAACGCACTCAAACTTAACAAGCGAGCCGCCGCGATGACAACGGAATACTGCGACGTGGTAGGGTTCGCGTCCCTCAAGATGTTCACGAAGCTTGATGAAACCGGAAAGAAAGATGAGAAACGCGCTCGTGCGATTGCAACGCAGGATCGTGTACTGCGGTTGTCGGTGTCTCCATCGTATACCGCAAAGAACCGCTACCACATGCCAGAGATAATTCCTCTGTCGTGGGAAGAATTTGCAAAGTATCTGCCAGGAGGAAACTAACTATGGTCGAACTGAACTACAATGCGGAGGAGTACGAACCGCTCGGAAGTTTCGAGCCGCTACCGGTAGGCGAATATACCGTAGTGATTGAATCGAGCGAGAAGAAATCTGCCAGCACTGGAAAAGGAGAATACCTCCAGTTTGTCTACAACGTTGTAGACGGGGAGTTCAAAGGGAGAAAACTATTTGACCGCCTGAATATTGAAAATGAATCCGAACAGGCGCAGACAATCGCCAGGCGCGCCCTGTCGTCAGTCTGCCGTGCAGTCGGCGTGATGCACCCAAAAAGTACTGAGGAGCTGCACGACAAACCGTTCGTAGTCAAGGTCCGCATCCAGCCAGCAAAGGGAGAGAATGGGGCAACCAATCGCATCTCAGAGTATAAAGCGGTTGGTGGGGAACCACTCGCGGCACCCCCAACAGCGGCTCCTGCAGCATCTCCAGCTGGAAAGAAACCAATGCCGTGGGCAAAGAAGAAATAACATTTTTTTCAGAGGTGCACTATGGTTGAACTCCCAGACATGACATTGCCAACGGTGCTAAACATCTACCGCACGTATGAAGATCACGCGGAAGATTGGAGGCGCGACCATCTTGGCGCTTCTCAAATTGGAGGCGAATGCGAACGCAGTCTTTGGTACACGTTCAGGTGGGCGAGCAATCCGAGGTTTGAAGGGAGGATACTTCGCTTGTTTGAAAGCGGGAAGGTCCAGGAACCACGCCTGATTAAAAATCTTCGCGACATTGGAGTGGAGGTGTGCGATGTCGATCCAGACACCGGGCTGCAAATACGGTTCGAGATGTTTGGAGGTCACTACTCCGGATCGTGCGACGCGATAGCGAGGGGGTTTGAAGAATCGAAGCAATGGCATATTGTGGAATTTAAGACTATGAACACACGCGGGTTTACCGCTCTGAAACGCAACGGCGTAAGAGCAACAAAACCCGAATACTATTGCCAGATGCAGCAGTACATGAAATGGTCAGACTTGGAGCGTGCTTACTTCTTCTGCGTGTGCAAGGATACCGATGACATCTATGGAGAACGCATCGAACTTGATAAAGACTTGGTTTCCAGACTTGAGATGAAAGCCGAGCGCGTTATCTTTGCCGATGAACCGTCATTTAAAATATCAGACACGGACTCAGCCCAACCGTGCCGTTTTTGCAACCACAAAAACCTGTGCCGTGGGCTGGCGCTTCCAGAAGTTTCGTGCCGAACGTGCGCTTTTGTTACGCCGAACCCAAACGGAACGTGGACCTGCGCCCGCAGCAATAACAGGGTACTATGCAAAGCAGAGCAGAGGACTGTTCACGATTGTCATGTGTTCATACCAGCACTTGTTCCGCTGGAGCAAACAGATTCCGATCCAGAGAAAGGAACTGTATCTTATGGCGAGATCGTGAATGGGCCGGGCGCAACACTTTCGCAGGATATGAAATTATGATCCTCCGCCCCTACCAGCAGGAAGCCGTAGATTCCATATTCAACTACTGGGAAAATGATTACGGGAGAAACCCACTGGTCTCCGCTCCTACCGGTAGCGGGAAAAGTTTAATCATAGCAGAGTTTTGCAAGCGGGTCTGCACAGAAACCCCGACTGCCCGTATCATGTGTGTCACCGACTCCAAGGAGCTTATAGACCAGAACGAGCGCGAGATGCGAACTCACTACGAGAATGCATCTACTGGTGTTTACAGCGCAGGACTTGGAAGAAGGCAGACACAAGCGCAGATAACGTTCGCTGGCATCCAGAGCATCTACAACAAAGCATTCGCATTTGAAAAGACGGATGTTGTTCTCGTGGACGAAGCGCACATGATCGGGAGGGAGGACTCCACCAGATACGGTCAGTTCCTTAAAGACATGAAGATTGCGAACCCGGATCTTGTGGTTGTCGGATTCACTGCTACTCCTTACCGTCTCGACTCCGGGTTGCTGCATGAAGGCGACGGGGCGCTGTTTGATGGGATATGTGCCGTTGTTGAAGTTAAGAAGCTGGTGCATGAGAAGCATCTGGTGCCGGTCGTGAGCAAGGGAGGAGTTAAGAACATCGACCTCACCAATGTCCACACCAGGGCCGGGGAGTATGCAAGCAATGAGCTGGCCCACGCTGCTGACGACCCAGAACTGGTACGGCTTGCTGTATCGGAGATTGTGCAGTATGGGGCGGACCGCAAAGCGTGGTTGGTATTTGCATCTGGGGTTGACCACGCCAATCACGTTGCAAAAGAGTTTGAGAAACATCTTGTCCAGTGCAAGGTTGTAACCGGGAAGACCCCAAAAGAAGAGAGGGACGAGATGATTGCAGAGTTTCGCAACGGAGGTCTCAAATGCCTTGTGAACGTAGGGGTGCTCACTAAGGGATTCAACGCCCCGATATGCGATCTCATCGCTATGCTGATGGCAACCAAATCAACCGGGAAGTATGTTCAGATTGTAGGGAGGGGAATGAGAACGTGTGGCGGCAAGGAGAATTGTCTTCTTCTTGATTACGGCGGCAACGTGCTCGCTCACGGACCCATTGATGAGATCGATCCTGTAAAGAAAAAGAATACGTTCAACGTTGAGAAAGGCGCTCCCCCAATGAAAGCCTGCCCGCAGTGCCGTGCTATTGTTCACGCAAGGGTTACTGAATGTGTATGTGGGTACAAGTTCCCGGTTATTGCCCCGCATGGGACAGAGGCTTACAGCGGGGCGGTTATGGCCGGGCAGGTAAAGGCAGAGAACGTAGACATAGCCGGGCTGTGGGTATCGCGCCACAAAAAACCAGACAAACCCGATTCTGTCAAACTTACGTTCTACACAAAACTTGACAAAGAGTATTACATGTGGCTCGGACTTGACCACAGCGGATACTACCGGGAGAAGTCTCTTGCGGTTGTAAAGCGTTTCGGAGGATTGGCGAAGACAGTAGATGAAGCTCTTAAAGAAAGCGACCACTGGAGAAAGCCAGTTTCCATATCAGTTAAGCCGAGAGGGAACTTTTTCGATGTGGTTGGAATAAAGTTTCAGGATACCCAGAAAAACATTTCTGAACAGAAG